AGGGGGTCGAGGGGAGCCCCCCCGCCGCCGCCAGGGAGGACCCCCGGCGCCCCGCCCCGGCGGGGGAGTCGCCCCCCCGCCTCGACTATCCGGGCTACCTGAGCATGTCAGGCGATGATGGCGAGGACCGCTGCCGCCACTTCCTGGGGCGACCAGTAGGCGCCGTCTCTGCTTGCATCGACGTCAAAGACGCGGATGGGCAACTCGGGGTCGTAGCCGTCAACGAGGGCCACGCTGTCGGACTCGCTGGTGGAGACCTTAGTGAGGCGCTCGCCGCAGTCGAAGCGGGCCCGCCAGAGGCAGCGCTCTACCAGCACCATCCAGTCGTCCTGCTCGAAGTCGGTCGCGCTGCAGAGGACCTGCCACGCTTCGTCCGGGTTGCCGTAGGCCAGCTCGGCGGACTCGAGGACCGCACTCAGGTCGGACATGGTGATCTGCTCCCGGAACAGGGGGTGCTCCGCGACGGTGAACTCACTGCTGGCCTCAACGTCACCGGAGAGGGTCACGCTGTCACCCCGGTAGGAGAGTCGCATGTCCAGGAAGCCATCCAGGACGTCGATCTCAAAGTCCCCGCAGTATCCGGCGTCCCACGCTCGACGGGCGAGTGGGAAGGCGAGGAGGGCGGCAGCCTTGTCGGCGCTGGAGGTGATGGCTAACAGGGTGTCCCCGTCGGTGATCTCGACGGTGGGGGTGCCCTTGTTGCTGGCGATCGAGAGCGTGACGCCTCCGTGGTAGATGCTGCTCGAGGTCGCGGTGTAGTCGATGCCCCATTCGTCGAGGAGGGCGGCGATCTCGGTGGTGAGGTCGTTGGTGGTCATTGGTTCGATCCTTTCTGGTGGGGCGGCTGCCCCGTGGCCGATGACCCAACTATAGCCACACTGAGACAGGCGGAGTCAAGCCGAAGGCGGCATCAATTTGCGTGACCTACGTCATCGAACACATGTTCGACAACCCCGCCCCCTTACGCGAAACGACCGCTTCGACATGCACCCCCCACCATCACTACACACACGCACACACACCCCCGCACGCGAGAGGCCGTGTAAGCCAATCTGAGCGCCTCTCAAGGGGCGGCCCATGGAGGTATCGCCCCACCCCCGTTCGGCCGCCAGAGAGCCTCCCAGGGGCCCCCGCGTGCAGGCAAAGCAGACCCCCCAGCCCGCCAAAGCGGAACCGGGGGGTCCAGGAGGGGGTGTCAGCTGCGCGCCTCAAGCACCCCCATCAATCACCGACGACGCATCCACCCCCGCGCGCGGTCCACCACCGCCACCAAACCAACACCAGCCAGACCCAGCACACCCAGGGCCACAAGCACCCCCAGAATCTCGTGATCATAGTTGTCCTTCACCGGAGCAGCAGGAGCAGCCGACACCTTATCCACAACCCTCGCAGGCGCACCAACACTAGGAGAAGCAGACTTCTCCACACGCCCATCCACAGTCGCGCTCGGCGAAGCCGAGTGCACATCCTCCCCATACCTAGAACCATTGATTCCTGCGTTGTCTTCGTGGTCCTTCTCCTCGCTGTCCTTGCGTGCCTTGCAGCTGTCGGAGAGCGCCTGCGCTACGGCGGGGCCGGGCACGTACTGGTCGCCCTGGTCGGTGATCAGGGTCTGGGTGCAGGCGTCCTGGTCTACGACGATGACGTACCCGTCGCGCATGCAGGTCTCCTGGCCGCGCACGTCCACGCAGTGGGGGAGGCCAGCGGCGGAGACGGGGTCGGTCTTGCCGGTCCACTCCCAGCCGGGGAAGCGACGCGCCTCAGCCGGCTCGGTGAGCTCGGGTGCGGGAGCAACATCCTCCTCCTGCTTCTTCTTGCTCTTCTTCTTCTTCACGTCCTGCCCGACGGCGGTGCCGTCCTGCTTACGGATGTAGGTGACCGACCCGTCCTCCTCCACGATGAACGAATCCCCCGCCCCGTTGCCCGAGGTGGTGGCGTCCCACAGGCACGGCCCGTACTCCTGCCCCTCATCCTCGCAGGCGGCGGTCCCTGACACATCCACGGGGGCGCCGGTGTCCACGGTCACCCACCCCTGGATCAGGTCAACGGGGGTGCCCTCGTTGGCGTAGGCGGGTGCACACGCACCCACAGCCATGACGCACGCACCTGCACCCACGAGGGCCGCACGCTTAACCATCCGCTTGATCGTGTCCTTGAAGCTCATCTGCCTGGTTCCTTTCTTGGTTGGGCCGCTCGGGCCCGTGTTGCTGATGGGCAGAACCATACGCCCACCACACACAGCCACGTCAACCCAAGACACAACAACACACGCGTGATGTACACCATCGAACACACGTACACAAACACAACAACACAAACACAACAACACAAACACCCAACTCGAACACACATACGAAAACCACACACCACCAGCACGAACACAAAATAAACCAAAATGACAAACAACCAGAAAACAAAAAACCAAACCCAGAAACCCCAGGGAATACCCCCCCCCGCCCCCCATTCCGATCGCTACGCGTCTTACGATTCGAAAAATCGTGCAGGTTTGAGAGGTGGTGTTACAGCTTTGAGACCTTACTGGGGTTCCATGAGAGGGTGCGCTGGCTTAGTCGGACTACTGCTGGTGCTGCTCTCGCCACTCTTCGAGGGGCTTGTCTTTCTTGCTTGAGTTGCAGCTGCGGTGGGCGAAGTCGATGTTGTCGATGTCATGGTGTCCGACGCGGGTTCGGTGGCCATGTGGTATCCTTTCTGTGCAAGAACAATTTAGCTTCGTTCCTGTTCTTGTTTCTTCTGTGGGGAGCCCCTGGTGTGGAAAGCCGGGGGCTTCTCGTTTTAGTTGTTGGCGAGGATGGTTGGGAGTGTTTCACGGGCTTCGGCGATTTCGCGTTCTTCCCTCTCTTCGTTGAGGGCCTGTCTTGCTGCGACCTGTGCGGCGTTGATGAACTCGTTGTAGAGGGCGTCGAAGTCGGTGTCTGCTTCGTTGGGGGCGGTCATGGCGGTTTCCTTTCGGTTGTGCTGATGGCTGTAGTGTAGACAGGGTGGGACGGTGGTGTCAAGCGCCTGCGGGAGCCCAGCCGAGGTGGTTCAGCCGGGAGTAGTCGCCCTCCCTCTCGAGGAGGACGTGCCCGGTGCGACCCTCCCGGTTTTTGGCGACGTGGATGTCGGCGCGGGTCCAGTCGGTGACTCCGTTCTCGTGGGGGCAGGAGAGGAGCATGACGACGTTGGCGTCCTGCTCGATGTTGCCGGACTCACGTAGGTGAGAGAGCTGGAGCTCACCGCCGGGGGACTGTTCGGCTTGGCGGCCGAGCTGGGCGATAGCGAATACGGGGATCTGTAGGTCTTTGGCGAGGTTCTTCAGGGATCGGGTGTATTCGCCGATGAGTTCCCAGCGGGCTCTTCTGTCGCCTGGTGCGGCGTTGATGAGGCCGATGTAGTCGATGAATGCGGCGGTGAGGCCGTGTTGGCGGTGGAGTAGGCGTGTGGTTGCTACGAAGTCTCCGATGGTGAGGTTTGCGCGGTCGTCGAAGTGGATTGGTAGTTGGCGGAGGTGTGGTACTGCGGCGTTGATGCGGGCTTGTTCGTCGGGGGTGGGGTGGCGGCGTCGGGTTACGGCGTCTCCGGGGACGTTGGCGATGTTGGAGAGGATGCGTGACCAGAGTTCGCGGCCGGCCATTTCGAGGCTGGCGAAGTAGACGTGGCCGGTGTCTGCGAGGGTGGCGGCGGCTTGGAGGGCGAGGAGCGATTTTCCGACTCCTGGCCTGGCTGCGATGACGTAGAGGCCGCCTGGTTTCCATCCTCCGATGATGTGGTTGAGGTCGGGCCAGGGGGTGGGGGTGAAGGGTGTCGCCTTGGTGGTGAAGTCGGCGAGCTGGGTGAGGCACTGGTTGTTGTCGACGAGTGCTGTGGAGCCGGTGGAGACTTGGTTGAGGAGCTCGCGGATGGTGGCTTCTGCGTTTGAGGGGTCTTCTCCGGCTTCGATGATTTGGAGGCCGCGGGTGCAGGCGTCTGCGAGTTGGCGGCGGGCGGTGTTGTCGATGAGTTTGTTGGCGTAGACGCCTGCGAGTGCCCCGTGTGCGACTGCCGTGAGGTCCATGATGTCTAGGAGGTAGTCGGGGGTGACGTTGGCGTCGGTGATGGTGGGGAGTTTGTCGAGGATGAGCTCGCGGGTGAGGCCTTGTCCTGGGTTCTTGGCCTTGTAGTCTTCGATGAGTCGCCAGATGGCGGCGTTGCGGGTGTCTGCGAAGTGGTGGGGGTGGATGTTGTCGAGGTCGATGAGGGCGTTTGGGTCGCCGCTGAGGGCGATGTTGAGGATGGTGGTCTCGGTGTTCATGTTCGTGTTGGTGAAGAATGGGTTACGCGCCTGTGAAATGGTAGGCGATGCGGATGGTGTCGACGAGGAGGTGGATTAGTGCTTCTGTCCCTGCCTGGGTGTTGAAGGCGAAGGCGGCGGTGGAGATTTGTGTGGTGTCACCGCCTGTGATGGTGGGGAGTGTTGAGCGCGCGTTGAGTTCTTTCGCCGTGGCCCGGGCGTCGATGAACACTTTCTGGGCGGAGACTGTTAGGTCTGTGGCGACTGCGTTGGAGAGGATGATGGTGGCGGCCGTTAGCTTGGCGAGGCTGGTGAATGCGTTCTCCAGGGTTACTGGGTTGATGCCGTTGCGTGTTGCGCTGGAGATTAGCTGGGCTGCGGCGGCGGGGTTAGTCTGGGTGTGGTCATCTTCGATTAGGGAGAGCCACCTGTTGGGGCCTGCAGCTACGAGGTGGAGTTTCTGGCGTGGGGTGAGCATGGTGTGTTCCTTTCGGTTGTGCTGATGGCTGTAGTGTAGACGGGGTGAGACGGACCTGTCAAGCCCTGCCGGTGTGGCGGTCCAGGTATGCCTGTGCGTTAGCCCACCCTGGGTCGCCGGGGATCCCCATGCTGGGCTTCCAGAAGTTGACGTACGGCCGAGGGTCGATGCCATGCTTCTCGCAGGCGTACCAGAAGTCTTCCTTGGTAACCGGTTTTCCGGTGGTTGCGTTGATGACCGGAGCGGCCTGAGGTGCACCTGGGGTGGGCGTATCAAGCTCATCCTCCCAGCTGCCTGACCTCAGCCACCTAGCCGGGTAGGGGATGTACTGTCGTTCAGTGTTCTTGGCCTTCCAGGCGGCTTTCTGTCGCTGGAGACCGTCCATGAGCTCCTTGGGGGTGACCCCCTTCTTCAGGACTGCACGGTAGGCTTTCTCCGCATCAGCCTTTTTGACCTTCTTGGGGTACTGGGCCCACCACTCGGCGAAGCCGCCCGCAGGCTTCGAGGCAGCCTTGGTCGAGGTTCTGTCGAGTGTGTCGCGGGCGTCATCGGTGGCTGCTGGGACGTCAATGAGGGTGGGCTGTTCAGCAGGGAGGACGAACTCAGGGTGCTCGGCGGCGGCGATACGTGGGCCGACCTGATTCTTCTCGCAGTACTCCCATCCCTCGTCCGTGAGTCGAGCTCCAACAGGGCTCTTCTGCTTGTCTGGGCGCTTCATCCAGTTAGGTTTGTAGTTAGGGGACATGGGGGCGGTCCACTCGTAGACGTTGTGGTGCCATCGTGACCCTTGTTCGCGTTCCTTGTAGACACGGATGACCTTGGCTTCGACTAGCTCGTCGATAGCGTAGCGGACCATCCGCTCCTGGAGGTCAGTGTCTTGTTTGAGGGTGTCGAGCCCTGGGAAGCAGACGGGGCGGCCGGGCCAGTCGTCGTGGCAATCGTTCATCCTGGCTGCGAGCACGAGGGCGAGGACCTTGGAGCTGGGCTTCAGGCCTCGCAGGGCGGCTGCTTCCGATTCGTAGTTGCGCATGATATGATCCTTTCTGTGTTCTCTAGGGGGCGCCAGTCTAGCATGAGCTGGCGCCCCCGCTTTCTCGCTTAGGTGGGCGAGCCGCTCAGACGCCTTCCATGTATGTGCGCGCCCTCTCGTCTGCCTCGTCTAGTAGGCGCCAGCATTCACTCTCGTCAGCCGCCTCGGCTGTGGACATGTAGCCCTCAGTCAGCCCCTCGGGCCAGTCTTCGTGGGCGCAGGCCGATGTGTACTCGAAGCCAGCAAGGACCGCCTCTGCGAGGGTGGGGTGTTTCGCCAGGAAGGTTACCTCGTAGGAGGGGCCTTTGCCGCGCGTGGAGATGAGTCCGTACTTGATGAGCTTCGAGTTCCGGCGACTGCCGTGGCCTCCCACAAGGAATGCGCTGGAGGGGGTGCGGACTGATATTCCAGTGACTATGCCGTCGTCCCATATGGGCTTGTAGGTGCTTCCGCCGCTCTTGCCGGGGCGAATGTTGTGTAGTGGCGCCAGTAGGGCCTCCCAGTAGAGGTTCTCGTACTGTGTTGAGAGATTTGAGAGGGCGACCCAGGGGACGATGGGGTAGTCGTTGCCTTGTAGCTGGTAGTCGTAGTGTCGACTGTTCCTGAAGGCGTCGCCGACCTGGTAGGTGAGCCCTTTGAGGGTTAGGTCGTTGACCCGTGAGGAGGTGCTGGGGGTTGAGATGCGTTCGCGGAGTGGGTGTCGGTGTTCCATGTGAACACCCTACCCGGTGGACCCTTGGATATCAAGCCCTACTCTCCGTGTGGCAACACAGTGCAGACACCTCTGCAACACAGTGCAGACACCTCTGCAACACAGTGCAGACACCTCTGCAACACAGTGCAGACACCTCTGCAACACAGTGCAGACACCTCTGCAACACAGTG